GGGCAGATGAAGCAGTTTCCGAAAGCAGCGGCTGATCCAAATAGTCGCTTAAGACAAGCCCGTAAACGGTGGAAATGCTGAAATGGAAGTCATGGTATGGAATACGGTTCTTTCAGTGTTGCTAGGCTTGGTGAGTTGGATACTGAAGGAAAAATCAGCCGAGGTTCATCGGCTGCAAGTGCTTTTAAATCGCACTCGTGAAGAGGTGGCGAAAGAGTACGTTACTAAGGCGGAAGTTCATGCGGACATCAATCGCGTATTAGATCGTCTTGACCGTTTAGACGTAAAACTAGACCGTTTAATGGAGGTCAGAAATGCCAGCTAAAAGTGCAAAACAGAAGAAGTTAATGGATGCGGCGGCGCATAATCCGGATTTTGCGAAAAAAGTTGGCATTCCCACAAAGGTTGCTAAGAAATTTAGCAAGACCAGTAAGGGCATGAAGTTTGGTAGCGGTGGTTCTATCAACCGTGTAGGCGATGCGGTAACGCCAGATCGTCGTGACCCTGATATCGGCAAGATGATTAAAGAAACCAAGCCACCTAGTGTTAAACACAGTGGCAAGGCGGGGTTGAACCAGAAGCGATTTAGTGGATCAAAAGGCCAGCGCTATAAGTCTGGCGGTTCTGTTTGCAAATAAGGAGAAAAGCATGAAGGCTAGTCTATCCCCCGTTAAAAGAGCCGCCGCTAGACTCGCGGCTAAAATAAACGCGCCTCAAAAAGCTGCTCAAGCCGCTCAAGCTGCGCAAAACCAAGCATTGGCTGCCGCTTCGGCTAAAAAACAACAAGAACAACAAGCCCAAGCCAACTACGCCGCAAAACTGCAACTTGCCTCGCGCCCTACCATGGGCATGAAAAAAGGCGGCGCAGTGAAGAAAAAAGTAGCGGCTAAGAAATCCAAATAAGGGGATAGATATGCCAAAGACTTACACTGCAACTGCATCTGGTCCTGCTAACCCGAATGCTGCCGTTCCTAAAGGAAAAGGTTTTTTTGGACTTGCAATAACTCCTGAAATAATGCAAAAAATACAGGCCGTAGTGGGAGGGGAAAACACTGCGTCATCCCCCGCTGCAATCGCTGCTGCAAGGAAGAAAAAAGAACAAGATGAAAACCTTAGCTACAAAGAAAAATTGATAGCAGCCGCACGTGCTCCTGCTGGTATGAAAAAAGGCGGCGCAGTGAAGAAAAAAGTAACAGTTAAAGCCAAACCCGTAGTGAAGGCAAAAGCTAGGAAGAAATAACCTATGGCTACCTCAGGGACAACCACCTTCAACTTAGAGTTTGATGAGCTAATTGAAGAGGCGTATGAGCGGTGCGGTCTAGAGGATCGTACCGGTTATGACATGCGTACTGCGCGCAGGTCATTGAACTTGTTGTTCCTTGAATGGGCTAACCGAGGGTTAAACCTTTGGACAATTGAGCAGCGGCAAGTGTCCATGGTGTTTGGGCAAGCTGAATACACGCTCCCTGCCGATACCGTCAATGTACTGTCTGCGGTTATCCGCACAGGCACTGGTCAGAACCAGCAAGACATTACTATTGATCGAATCAGCCAGAACGAATACTTGCATTTGCCTGACAAGAATACGCAAGCCCGTCCTGCTCAGTATTACGTTCAACGTACAAGTTCACCAAAGCTGTTTGTCTACCCCGCGCCAGACAACAGTGAGCCCTACATTTTTCGCTACTACGCCGTTCGTCGAATTGAGGATGTAGGGGCATATACCAATACGTCTGACGTTGTATTTCGATTCTTGCCATGCTTGGCGGCAGGACTTGCTTATTACATTGCTTTGAAAAAAGCACCAGATCGCGTGGTTGTATTGAAGCAGTTGTACGAAGAAGAATTTGCGAGGGCGGCACAGGAAGATAGGGACATTGCAAGTGTCTATCTAACGCCTGACTTGGGGTACTAATATGGCTGGCTATGCAGTTGGAAGATACTCGTTAGCCATATGTGACCAGTGTGGTCAGCGATACCCCTATAAGGTGTTAAAGAAGGAATGGACAGGATTTAAGGTTTGCCCGGAGTGCTATGAACCAAAGCATCCTCAGTTGGAACCAAAGCGTGGGATCAATGAGCCAATTGCCATTTATGACCCCCGCCCAGATGTTATTTCTACAGTAAATGTATCGGTTTGGCAGGGAGGAGATTCAACATTTGCCACAATTGGAATGCAACCCGCTCCAGTGGCTGCTCCCCTAACGGCAAGTGGTGTTTTATCTCAAGTAACCGTAGTGATTTCGTGAGCGTTATAAATGGCCATTACTCAAACGTGGACAACGAGCTTTAAGGAGCAGTTATTCCTTGGGGAGCATGATCTTGAGGCGGATGTCTTAAAGATCGCTTTGTACACGTCGTTGGCCAATTTAGGGCCTTCCACAACTGTATATACGACAGACTACGAAGTCTCTGGAATTGGCTATACAACAGGGGGAGAAACACTGGTCAATGTAACTGTTTCATCTGGGAATGACATTGCTTACGTTAGTTTTGACAACCCTTCTTGGGCTGGAACCTCGTTTACTACTCGTGGTGCATTGATTTATAACAGCAGCAAAGCAAACAAAGCCATGTTTGTATTGGATTTCGGTAGAAACCAAACAACAAACAATGAGAACTTTGTTATTAATTTGCCAGCGGATAACCCGACGTTTGCGTTGATTAGACTAGTCTGAGGTAGCCGTGACATATAACGAACTTTTTCTTGCGATAAAGAACTACCTACAGAACGACTTTCCAACAAACACTTGGACTAGCGTGTCAGGGGGTGGTACTTCTAATTCAACGGCTACCCAACAAATAAATACGTTTATTAAACAAGCAGAGAAACGTGTTTATAACACTGTCCAGATACCGTCTCTTCGTAAAAATGTTACGGGGGTAACCACCAACGGTAATAGTTACTTGTCTTGCCCATCGGATTTTTTGTCAGTGTTTTCGATGGCGGTGATTAGTAATACAGGGGTATACACCTACTTATTGAATAAGGATGTCAACTTTATTCGAGAGGTGTATCCGAGTGCATCAACAAGCGGGTTACCAAAGTACTACGCCTTGTTTGGTCCAACCGTGGCTTCTAGCACAATTACGGATGAGTTGAGTTTCTTATTAGGGCCTACGCCTAATGCGGCATATAACGTAGAACTTCATTATTACTACTATCCTGAATCGATTATCCAAAGTCCTATAGCTACTCTTGGGTCGATTACGGCAGGGTCTGGCTACACAAATGGCACCTACTTCGAAACTCCTTTGACAGGTGGAACTGGAGGAGGGGCAACCGCTGATATCGTAGTATCGGGTGGGTCGGTCACTTCCGTGACGATTGTAGACGGAGGGGCTAATTACGTCGTAGGTAATTCGGTATCTGCCACACTCCCCGGAGGCACGGCTTTTACTGTTCCCGTAGCTTCTGTTGGTAATGCAAATGGACGAACATGGCTTGGAGACAATTACTCTCCCGCGCTGTTGTATGGCGCATTAGTAGAGGGCTATATCTTCATGAAAGGTGAGCAAGACATGATGGCGTACTATGAGAAGAAGTTCATGGACGCTCTGTCGCAGCTTAATCGCCTTGGTACAGGGCTTGAACGTGGCGATGCTTATCGCGATGGCCAAGCAAAAATTAAAGTCAATCCGTAATCGTAAAAGGAGTGATCATGCCTACAGCAAAATCGCAAATGGGGGAGACAGTCCACGCTGGCCTTGGAAGGCTCTCGACCAGCGATGGGCGTGTCAAGCTTGGTGGGGTATTCAATGTTAAGTGTTTTGATGTTGATGGCAACCTGAAGTGGGAAGACACTTTCCACAATCTCGTGGTTAACGAAGGTCTCCAAGACCTGAACACTAAGTATTTCAAAGCATCCGGCTACACCGCTGCTTGGTATCTCGGCTTAGTAACAGGTCCCGGTTCGGGTACGGTATATGCCCCGGGCGATACGCTGGCTTCTCATATTGGCTGGACTGAAGACACCAACTACACCGGTAACCGTAAAGCTGTGACGTTTGGAACAGCCACATTAGCCGATCCGTCTGTAATCGGTAACTCGGCAAGCCCTGCGGTGTTCAACATCAATAACACTACCACTGTTGCTGGGGCGTTCTTAGCAACAGTTGCGTCAGGAACTTCAGGGATTTTGTTTTCAGAAGGCGACTTTACGGGTGGCGATAAACTTGTGGCGAACGGCGATACGTTGAACGTCACTTACACCTTCTCGGCAGATGCCGTTTAATTGAGGAGCAGTAATGGCGACTACGTTTAAAAAAGGCGATGTCGTAAGGCTATTGATTACGGTTCCTCAAGGTCCCGTAGAAGCTTTGCGAATGGATGAAGATGGTAATGTTCAATATTTGGTAGCGTGGACAGATGTGGATGGGGTAACTCATACTCGTTGGTTTGATGAGGCACAACTGACCGCAGTATAAAAGGATGAAGGCGCATGTTGTATGGCATTACAGCTTTTTCACAAGCGCCTTTTTCTACGCTCCCCGGTGGCGCACAGATACTATTCGTCACTGTTTCAGAGCAAGCTTCATTTGCTTCAACTGAAAATTCTTTTCTCACCGTTGATGTAGCAAGAAATGAAGAAATAGATGTTTCTTCTATCGTCAATGCGGTAGCTACCTTAGTCTCCTCTGTAAACGAGGAAATAGACGCTAGTAGCACAGTCTCTGTACAAGTTGTCTTTGATGGTCAAATTGACGAAGACGTTCAATTTGATGCCACCTTATCTGCTCTTCAAACGGCATTAGCTTCAGTTTTAGAGGC